TCCATCAGGAAGTCCTTTAACTCTAGGCTTTGGATCATTAACAATAACTGCAGCAGCCAATGTAACACCTACTCCTACACCATTAACTTTGGGTGTTGGGACTGTCACGGTATCAGCAGCGGCTAACGTTTCTGTTACTGGAAACCAATTGACCATTGGCACAGGAAGTGTTACAATAACCGCAGCTGCGAAAGTGGATCCTACGGGAGTGCCATTAACATTAAACATTGAGGATCCTGGTGTTATTACATGGCAACCTATAAATCCAGGAGCATCACAAACATGGGTTAATATAGACCCGTATTAGGAGAATTATGGCATCAAGTTTTTCAACAAATTCTAAATTAGAACTGATCACCACAGGTGAGAAGGCAGGTCTTTGGGGCACAATAACAAACACGAATCTACAGATATTGGAACAACTATCTTCGGGTTATCTATCCACAGCACAATTAGCATCAGGAGATCTGTCGTTAGCACTTGATAATGGTGCAACATCAAATGGTAAGAATTTATATATTAAATTAACTGGCACACTAGGCACAAATAGAAGTGTGACCATACCAGATGGATCCGAGAGGATAATAATATTTGAGGATGCGACCACAAGAGGGACATCATCCCTGTTTACCATAACAGTCAAGACCGTATCAGGAACAGGTGTCGTGTTACCGATAGGATCAACATCTCTAATATATTCTGATGGTACAAATGTCAGTCTCGGTATCCGTAATAAAGGTTATGTAACCCTAAATTCTTCAACGATCACTGCATATACAGCGGTTGATGGTGATCAGATATTTGCAAACACAACAGCCAATCCGATCACAGTCACCCTACCTGCATCACCTGCGGTTGGATCAGAGGTCACATTCATTGATGCAAGAGGGACTTTTGCAAATAACAATCTTATTGTTAACAGAAATAGTCAACCGATAAATACAGGCACATCAAATCTAACACTAAATACTAACGGTCAGGCTTTTACCTTGGTGTATGTTGATGCAACAAGAGGTTGGGCATTTAAGACCAACACGGCATAAGGAGCGTGGATCATGGCTCTCATTGATTTCACATTTAAACCAGGTATCGATAAACAGGATACATCCGCAGGAGCAGAAAACCGTTGGGTCGATTCTGATAATGTCAGATTCAGATATGGCCTGCCAGAGAAAGTTGGTGGTTGGTCTTCTTTAGTGTCTGATAGTATAACAGGTGTGGCTAGAAAACTTCACGCTTTTGTTGATCTACAGGGTAATAGATATGTGGCAGTGGGAACAGATAAATTTTTACTTTTATATTTTGAGGGTCAGTTATTTGATATAACACCTTTAAAATCCACCTTATCTTCATCCACGATTGCGACCGTAAACAATAGTCCTACTTGTACCATAACAACATCTACATCACATAATCTAGAACCTGGAGATATAGTATTATTTGATAGTGTCACTCTACCTAGTAGCACGGGTTTTAGCGCATCAGATTTCGAGGATAAATTATTTCAGGTGACATCTGTTCCATCACCGACAACTTTTACTATAACACAAAGTACCAATGCAGGGGCGACTGTATCTACTGGTGGTAGTATAGCAGTAAAACCATATGAGAAAGTGGGACCTGCAGCACAAAACTATGGTTACGGATGGGGTATATCTCAATGGGATGGTTCCGTTTCAGGGGCTGCGACCTCCACATTAAATGGATCCTTGAGTGCAAACTCCGCAGGTACAGGTGGGTCTGGAACGAATGTTACTTTGGCAGCAACAACAAATTTTACATCTGCAGGTAGAATATTGGTTGAGAGCGAGCTGATATCTTATGCATCCATATCATCACCAAACCTACAAAGCATAGTTAGAAATGTGGACGGAACAGATAATGCGTCTCACAGTAGTGGAATCTCGGTTGTTGATGCAACCAATTTTTCTGATTGGGGGGAGGCTGTGTTAGCATCCGAAGTGACTCTTGAACCAGGACTTTGGAGTCTTGATAATTTTGGTCAGGTTCTGATCGCAACTATTGGAAATGGTAAGACCTTTACTTGGAACGCAGGAGCAGCTTCACCATTGACCGTAAG